GGGCAACGAAAACAAACAAGCTGCTTACAGTGTGCAAAAAGGGAAAGTACAACAAGACTGGGAAGCGGCAAAAGCTGGTGAACAAACAAATGGTATTGACTGGAAAAAACAAGCTCTTGCGTATGGTGTAGACATTGAAAATAAAGACCAATTTGCAAAATTACATTATGAGCTATATGGTAAAAACAATAATTTTGATGGCGCAAAAGATGCTATCAGCAAAGAAGTAGTAGCGAACTACATCAAAGATGTTCTTGTCCCTGCTTTAAAAGAAGCTGATGTTGATATGAGTACAAATGCATTTAAAAATTATGTTTCTCCCCAAGAGTTTGCTGATGGTATCTTGTCAGATTTGACGGGGAATCTTTCCTGGGATCAATATATGTCAGATGTTCTTGGCATAAAACCACCAACACCTTTATCTAGTGACGCCACAGACGAGCAAAAACAACAATACGCCGAAGCCCTTGCTTCGTACGAAGAGCGTAAAAAATCAATTACAGAGCAAGCAGGAGAAGACCCCTTAGCAGGTTTGCGGGATGATATCCTTTCGTTTTACTATGAACAAGGAGAAGGAAATATTCGCGAACTAATTGAAGATATGAAAGAAAATAACATTGTTCCAACACAAGAAAATCTTGGTATTACATACATTGAGAGGGAAACAGATAAAGCAACAGAAAAAACACAGGGCACTGCTTTGTATGAGATATTTAAAAATTCGGGGTATACGGGTGATGAAGACACTTTCTACAATGAGATGTTCCCCGATGTATCCAAAGAAGATCAACAGTTAATGACTGATGTTCTTAGTGGTAAGCCATTGACTGAGATGTTTGATATTTCAGATCCTTTTTCTTTTGACCCAGATGCTATCTTTGGTAAAATGAGTTTCTTTGAAGAAAAAGATAAAGAAACACCCAAAGAAACAGATAGTTATTTTACACTTGACAAAGGCATTGGCACTGGGCAGACGACTAAAAAAAGCCAAGATGTCTACTCAGCTTTTGGTTCTTCCTTCTCCCAGTTTGGGTTCTTGTAAATGGCTGAAAAATCTAAAAAAGCAGCTAAGGCGGCGCATCGTTATCAAAAAGATAAAATGAAGTGCAACACACCGCAAAAGGCTCCCCCTGGCGACAAGCACAAAAAAGTTGTAAAAAGTTGTCACCACGGTGAGGAAAAGATCATTCGCTATGGTGCCAGGGGATACGAAGATTACACACAACACAAAGACCCAGGCAGGCGTGCTAACTTTAGGGCGCGGCACAACTGTGATTCCGTAACCGACAAAAACACAGCCCGCTTCTGGGCCTGTGAAGACCTCTGGTGACCCATGGCAAAACCCAAATCCAACACGCTTCACATTGAAGGAAAACCTAAAACAACTTCAATAGGGCAAGGACAAAATAGTCGGCCTCAACGTCGAGGTAAAAAGAAACTTCGCGGACAAGGCAAGTAATTTTTATGTATGATTGGGGATAACAATAGTTGTCCCCATGTCAGATCTTTCGCATGCGATTAATTTAATTTGCAAGTATGAAGGGTTTAGTGAAAAAGCATACGCTGATCACAGCACAGGAGAAGCTCCTTACACAATTGGGTTTGGGACACAGTTTTACCCAGACGGCTCGCCTGTGAAACAAGGTCAGTGCTGCAGCAAAGAAAAAGCACTGGAGTATTTGTTTCACGAAGTCAACGTCATTGAAGCTCAGCTTTTAAAGCTAAACCTTGGACTTGATGACCACATGCGCCAAGCCCTGGTTTCTTTCATCCATTCAATCGGATGGGAGCCTTTCCTTTACAGTACAATTGTCGATTGTTTAGAAGTAGAAGATTTCTCTGGTGTAGCAGAAGAAATTGGTAAATGGATTTTTGATCAAGACCATAAGGTTATCGGTGGGTTACTTGATCGACGGAGAGAAGAAATTGATTTGTTTCTCCAGGAAATTGATGCCAATCCCTGGTCCTCTACAGAAATCTTGCTTACTGCCTTTCGCAATTACAGCGCAGCTCCCCACGAAGTAAGGGCTATTCGCTCCTTGGAGGAGCAGATCAATCCTTATATTTTGTCAGCTTTTGCTAATGATTTTTGCATTGACGCTAATCCCTGGGACGACTTTGACCAGGATTCAGTCAATCGGCTGTTTAACATGTACGATTAGAATAGGTTCATTGAAAGCATGAAAAGCAAAATGGAGCGCTCGGTTGAACCCCGTGAATTCGAGCTACCGCTTGAACTTCAATTTGCTATGCGGAAAGCAGAGCTTCAGTCAGAAGAAATGACATGGGAGGAGCTTCGTTTCGCATTACTTAATCTCTATCACCAGCGCATGATGGAGTGGTACGCAATCAAAGATATTATGGCGAGCGAAAATATCGAGATCGACTGGGATCATCCAACCGATCTCGAATTAGCTGAACTTGCGGCTGCTTGTGTCTACGAAGAAGATGACGAAGATGAAGATGATCTTCAGCCGTTCTGAGCTTCTGTAAACGTAAGGAGGCGGTCTAAGTACCACTGAGCTTTTGCCAGGTCAGTCTTGCCGCCTTTGTGACGCCAACGCCATAAATACTTGACGCAATTACCACGCAGATAGCCTTGGTACTCTTCTGCCGTTAACTGCGCTTCAATGGCCTCGATACATTCAATCCCACCACCATCTGTGTAATGGGGCGGATGATTCACCTGATCAGGTTGAATAACAGGAGTTTCCTCTTTGGTTGCCCAGGGAACAGGGCAGACACCACCGGGACAATCGCTCACTTCTTCTACCGGCGCAAACCACGACGTTTTAGAGATTCCAGCATCATTTCCTCGTCCGGTCCCTCCAACTCCAGAACTAATGCTTTGGGTTTGGGTGCTGCTCCCATCGCTAATCCCTGCTCCATCGATGGGATATACCCCGTCATTCCAGGACGTGCCCCCTCGAGATTCAACGGATTCCTTTCTAGCCCCTGCTCGCATGCTACTAAGCCACGGTTGTACATATCATATAGTGGCACATCATTCTCTTCATTTGCGAGAGGCTGGCCAAAATCTTCTTCGTCTAGACAGCGGCACATAATCTCGTCTTGTACAAAGCTATCCAGAAAGCCTGCGGCAGAATGCATCACGGCGTTTAATTGGTTTACTGCTTTTACAATAATAAGATGGCAAATACGTATAGACCTAATTACGACCCCCGCCAGGATTCTGGATCCTCTGGTGCGGAAGTCAACGACTTAAATCCTGGACGTTCTTATCGTGTAGACCTAAGGCGGCTCGATGCAGCTGAACGTGAATCAGCAAATGCAGCAGGAACAGGTAATCAAGCAATAGAAGAAAAAGTCAATAAATATCTTGCCGCAGCAAAGACTGCCAATGAATTTAGGCAACGTGCAGAACTTCAAGAGCCCAGTTTAAGAGGCAAGGTTCCCAAGCAACGTGCAACCATTGCTGGTGTAGAACTACCAACAATTGGCGACAAGCAGGGACCCGTGGGAAGCACAAGCTATGCACGAGGCCCCAAACGTTACTCAGGAACCTTTTACGGTTTTAGTTAAACCTGACTATAGACAACCTCATTCGGTTGATCTTGATACTTGCCCTTCCTGTCTTGATAAGTGGTTTGACAGGGGTTTCCTCGATAAAACAATAATTGCGTGATCCCTTCGTTGGCATAAATGCGGTTGAAGAGACCTGTGCAATTACTGATCTCAAGGGTCAGGTATCCTTCCCAACCACTTTCTGCAGGCGTGATGTTAACTAAGATACCCGACCGTGCGTAAGTAGATTTTCCAACTGCAACAACGGTGACATCCCTGGGAAGCTTCAAACGTTCTTGTGCAACGCCAAGACAATAGCCATATGGAGGAAGGAGAAAGTATTGTCCACGTTCATCCTCCAATAAATCTGCAGGCTTCAAGATAGCGGGATCAAAGTCTTTTGGATCACAATCACCGGATTGAATTTTGCCAAAAATTAAACATTGCTTAGGAGACAAGCGGATGTCATATCCGTAGGAACTAAGGCCATAGCTTAGCAATTTACGATTATTTTCTTTATTGACCAGGTGGTCAACAAAGGGAACGATCATTTCTTCCTCTTCGGCCAGTTTCTTGATTTCCCAGTCGGCCAGAACGCTCATACCTGTTTTTAAGCTCCTGTTTAATATACGGTATTTTTGGGCAATTACAGGAGAATGCGTCCGCGAATCGAATAGGTTTCTTGAAATCTTTCCGTAGAATCCTCAACGTCATCCTTGGGCTGCAAGTATACCAAAAACGACGTGCAGGTGTTGCGTGAATCCATAGTTTTTGATGTATAAAAATAACGATTAAGCGTTGGGGTTGTTCTTAGGATGCACACAGGGTGATCAAAAATATCTTGAGAGTATCTAAACATGTCAGGGCAGTTACAAAAGAAAATGCCCTGTTTTATTTCGCCTGTCAGCCATTTCTTTTTAAGTACTTTCCACCATAGCGAGTAGCCTGAAATCAAGGTTTTGGCAGTGCTTCTTGTTTTTTGCCACCTTTGATTTTTTGTGTGCCAAAAATAACTGTAATTAGGAGGAAACAAGTAGACATTCCCCCACCAGTCCTGGTCATTTAAACCGTCATCAGTAACGGTGTAATACGATTTTGCTTGTACGTATTGATTTGCAATATCAGAACTTGCCGGATCCAATTCAATGCCGCCCATGACGAGATGAGCAGCATTAACAAGATCCGCATTGGAGATCCACTCGTACTCTTCAACTTTTTTATTACCGAGAAAAGCAGGCATTATGCGTCAACAGCCTTGTTGTAATCAATCTCTAAATACCTAATACCATCTTTGTCATTAATAATGTAACCAGCTTTTTCTTCTGGGTCTATTTTTTGTGCGGCCTGCAAGATTCTCCTGAAAGTTTCCGCCAGGTCGCCATTGTTTTCACGCTCACAAGACTCCATGGCATGGTCCAATTCTTTAAGTGTCATAAAGAAAACAGACCGATCCTTGTTTTCGGGCTGGAAACAAAGCACACCAGGGCCTTCAGCCAGCCAAAACTTGTAATACTGTTGGCCCATGTCGCCAAGGATCAGGCGAACAGTCGCATCAAGAGCCTTGGTACTACCCTCGCTGAAATCATTATTGAGGGCAGCGGCAATTAGTTGCTCACGTTTTTTCATTCAACAGGCCCTGCTTGGTTAAATTTTCTAACATCTTAGGCTGTGGCACATAGATGACCACAAGTTTTCCAAGGCTACCACGTTTTTTAATCAATTTGTTATGCTCGTCTTTTAGCTTGGTAAACTCTCCAGATCTTATCAGATACTCTGCAACACATCTTAATCTTCTTTTTAGATTTAAATCTGCTTGCGGAAATCGACTGCAGATAGCGTCTGGTTTCATATCTTGAAAAGCCAACCGTAGTCTATTGGCAAGAGTCATTGAAGCGTATTGATCTTCTTCTTCCGTAGTTTTTAAAATGGTCAGATATCGTTTTAGGCACCCATCATCAAACGAACCGTATGGTGGCAAAAAATTCTCTACTTGCAAAACTAATGATTGCGGAAGTTTGTCAATGTAGTTGTCAACGGTCACCTCTTCGATGACAACACTTTTAAAACGATACGACATTATTTATGCACCTCTGATCCTGTATAGCGTTTTACACTTTCAAGATCGTCTTCTTTTTTATACAACGTCTTTGACCAAAACATTGTTTCGTCAGTTGGATTGTTCTTGGTAAACGACATGATCAACTTATTCCACGGAATCCGAATGATCGGTTTTTTACCCATTTCACGCGTTAGATTCACATAATGAATTCCCTGGATCCAGCCCTGCTCTGGCTTCCTTTTACCAAGTAGAATCCAGTTGCGGATCGTTTGATCAGATACATTAAGCCTCCTGGCACACTCCTCAGTCGATATGTACTCATCGGCAAACGCATCTGGATTTAGCTGGTCTGTTTCACCAGTGTTGTATCGTGCACTCCAAAGACTGTATAGGACATTCCTGATTGAACGCAGTTCAAAACTAATGTCTTCTAGTCCCTTACGTAAACCGTAACTCATTTGCGTCATCGTTCTTTTTAGATGCTAACGTAATAGCACATGTTTTGAGACAATGAATCTCCCCGGTCCTTCTAGCCAACCTTTCCCCGGCGAGCAAGAAATTCCAGCCGTGACTCCGAATCAAGAAAACCCGTTGTTAAATCCTTGGGAACAAGAAAGACTTGAGCAACTGAAGCTACAAGCTCAACAACTTAAAGAAGCAAAGAACGCCATGCTTAGAGCTCAGATTCCAATGCAACAACCTCAAGTTGTTTATGTGCGTCGCAACTTAACCGTTGCTGAGCTTCTGGTTGTTTTTGTTCTTTCTTGTGGAATTGTAACAGGTCTTCAATGGGGTTGGGGTTTTGTTTCTAACAATTTACCTCGAATTGAAGTAAAGGTTCGCTAAATAAGCCAGGCGTATAATTAGGGAAAGAACTGCGTAAAAAATAGGTGGCAAACCGTAGGATCACGGAATTTCCCGCTATCAATGGGGCCGACATCGACGAACAGGACTTGCTAACGCTCGTTCATGTTTTCGAGGTTGACCCCACTTTACGTAACAAAAAAATTACGTTCACTCAATTCAAAGAGTATTTAGATGTTTACTATGCTCCTGCGAGTGGAGCTACGTTTAGCGGTAATGTCATTATTAACGGTAACTTAACGGTCACAGGTAGTAGCAGTTTAAATACCTTAACCGTGACTGGGGCAACAACTTTTAGTGGTATTGTTGTTCAAAACAATGCGACTATCAGTGGAACTGTCAGCGGCCTGACCGTAACAGGCACCAACATTCAAGGCACAAATGTTAATGGTGTTACGGTAACAGCAACGACCGTAACTGGCGCCAGTGGACTCTTTACAAGCGGTCGCTTTCAAGCCTTTTCTGGTGCAACAATTACAGGAGGACAGATCAATTCTCCCTCTGGTATTTTTACGTCTTTAAGCGGAGCGACAATTACGGGTAATACCGTAGACGCAACCACCGGTACCTTCCAATCTCTTGCCACACCTTTACTTAATGTCAGCGGAAATCTATCCGTAGCTAGTGGCTTAACTGTCACTGGTCTTGGGCAGTTTGCTAGCGGCGTTCAAGTCACCGGCACTTTAAGTGGTACGACCATTACGGGGGCGACAGCTCAATTCAGCTCCGTAACAGGTGTCTCTGGTGTTTTTACCGCACAGCTTTCAGGGGCAACAGTCACAGGTAACACGGCTTTATTCTCAAATACCACAGGGGTTTCTGGCACATTCACCACGGTTGTTTCAGGTGCGACCGTAACAGGTAATACAGGAGCTTTTGGTAATGTAAGTGGTATTTCAGGTATCTTTACACAAGTATTATCAGGAGCTTCAATAACCGGAGATGTTGGTAACTACACAACGCTGACGGGAGCTTCCGGTACGTTTACAGCGTTATCTGGGGCAACGATTACAGGAGATAATTTAAACGCAACAATTATTTCTGGTATATCCGGTGTTTTTAATAGCCGTGTATCTGCAACAACCGTTAGCGGTTCATCGGGTATTTTTGCGGAAATTAATGGCACCTCCGGCACTTTTACCGCGAGGATTTCTGGCGCAACAATCACTGGAAATACTATTACAACTTCTTCTTTAACAGGTGTCACCGGAGTTTTTGCAACCAGTGTTTCTGGTTTATTGGTTACAGGAGACACCGGAAGTTTTACAAATTTAACGGGTATTGCGGGTGTATTCACCACAAGTGTTTCCGGCGCAACAATCACTGGAAATATTTTTCAAGGAACTTCAGGAGTCTTTGTTAACCTCAGTGGTTCAACTATTACCGGAACAACAGTTAATGCTACAACCGGCGTATTTAACACTCTTGCCGCAACCAACCTTTCTTTTACCAACACTACGGTGTCTGGTAATTTAAACGTTCTTGGATCAGGCTTCTTTGCATCAGGTGTTCAAATCACAGGAACACTTAGTGGCACAACCATCACAGGAACGACAGGCGCATTTAGCAGCATTACCGGATCCACATTGAGAGTAACAACTCCCTCTGGCGCAACCGCCGCAATTGTCTGTTCTGGCGTTGTATCAGGTGGGACTAGTGGATTCATTATCAAAGGTCCCCTGGTAATTTTGCCTTGATCTTCAGTTAAAATAAACAAAAAGAGACAACAAAATGGCTTACGGTGAAATTAAAGTCGATACCATTACTTTTACAGATGGTGGTGTCGACAAAAGTATTTCAATTTCAGGGTTAGTTCAGAACCCTACTTTTAGTGGAAATATTACAGTAACAGGAACCATTTCCGGTGATACCCTTCGAGGACAAACAGTATCTGGTGTAACAGTTACTGGTGCAACAGCAACTTTTACAAGTGGTACTTTTATTTCTTTAACAGGAACAACAACAACTGGTGTTACTGCAACGTTTACTACGGGTAGTTTTACTTCGTTAACAGGAACTACGACGACTGGTGTTACGTTAACGTTTACAACAGGTAGTTTTACTTCGTTAACGGGCGGAGTTTTTACAGCAACCTCTGGTGTTTTTGCGTTAGGTGCAGCGTCTGCACCATCTATCACTTTTACAGGAGATCTTAATACCGGCATCTATTCCCCCGGCGCAGATCAAGTAGCCATCTCGACTAGTGGGACTCAGCGCCTGCTCATCGAAGCTGATGGCGACATCAATGTTGATAGCGGCGGTGTGTTTTATGACGCTACTAATAACAGATTGGGAATTGGCACTACTGCAGTTACCAACCTTCTCCATTTACGTAGCGATAGCGCTAGCAGTGTTGATCATCTCTACATCCAAAACCGTAACGGTGGCGCATCCAGTGAAGCAAGGATTGCGTTTTCTAACGGTACTGTAGATTACAACGATAATCGGTACGCATATATCGGCGCTGTTAATACTGGTGCCGCAGAAAACGGCAATATTCTTGTATTTGCAACAAATAGTAATGGTCAAGCGGCTACGGAACGGATGAGGATTAGTCAAAACGGTGTTGTTACCGTTAAGAATGGTGCAGTTGCAGAAATTGGTACACTTACTGATGGCGCTACGATAACTCCTAACTTTGCAGCAAATTGCAATTTCACCGTCACACTAGGTGGCAATAGAACCATTGCGAATCCAACAAATATAACAGCAGGACAAAGTGGAAGTATCTTTTTGGTTCAAGATGCAACGGGAAGTCGTACGTTGTCCTGGGGCAGCTATTGGGACTTTTCTTCTGGTACAGCTCCAACACTTTCTACCACTGCTAATGCTATCGATAGAATTGACTATATTGTGCGTAGTGCCACATCAATCCACACCGTTTTTACCTCCAATTATTCTTGATTTAGCTTGAGTTTTACCTAAGCCAGATCAAAATGTTATGATAATTTAAATTAAGTTTTTTGCAATAAAGAGCCCCCTTTCGCCAGAAAAATGAGTTTTTTTAACGACAACGCAATTGCTGGGGCTTCCGGCCAGCGTAGAGCTTCTTACCCCATCAGTCGTTCGTTGCGGTTTAACTCGGCGGATTCGGCTGTACTTAGTCGTACTTTCGGGACCCCAACAACGCAAAATACGTTCACACTGTCTTTGTGGATTAAGCGTGCTGCGCTAGGAACAACTCAACAACTATTTGGTGTTTCAACAAACCATAGTTTTGGGTTTACTTCCGGCAACGCATTGAACTTGACATTCGGGGGAGTTAGTGCGCTCACAACGACAGCCGTTTTTCGAGATCCATCCGCGTGGTACCACATCGTATGGCGTCAAAGCGGTACTTCGCATACGCTTTATGTCAACGGCACCAGCGTCGGCACAGCAACAGCCACAAGTAGCGTTTTTAATACCGCCGTCGCCCATCAGCTTGGCGCGGCCAACAGCGCCAACTATTTCAACGGCTATCTAACCGAAGTCCACTTCATCGACGGCCAAGCGTTAGACCCCACCAGCTTCGGTGAGTTCTCCGCCACCACCGGCGTGTGGATGCCTAAGGCTTTTACCGGCAGTTACGGTACCAACGGCTTCAAACTCGATTTCGCGGACAACTCCGCCGCCACGGCTGCTGCCTTGGGCAAAGACACGTCCGGCAATGGCTTGAACTGGACCCCGACGAACCTTAGCGTCACCGCTGGCGCAGGCAACGACAGCCTCATCGACGTACCCGTCAACGGCAGCCAGACCGATACGGGAGTGGGGGCTGAGGTGAGGGGAAATTATTGCACGTTGAATCCGCTGCAATCCAATGCCACCGGACCTCTCGCTAACGGAAATCTTGAGTGGGGCGGGACCAGTGCGGGTAATTTCCAAAGTTCCGTGGGAACTGTTGGGGTCTCATCTGGAAAGTGGTACGCAGAGTTTGTCTTATCTGTAGGCAACGCAGATTGCACATGTGGCATCGCAAGAGCAGATAACGCTCAACAGCTTACGCAGACAGCGTTTTTTGTGGGAGGCACAGCTACTTCATACGGCTATTACTCAAGCACAGGTAATAAGTTTAATAATGCATCAGGTTCCGCTTACGGAAACACTTACAATGTTGGCGACGTAATAGGCGTTGCCCTTGACGCCGATAACGGCACTCTTGTTTTTTACAAAAACGGCGTAAGCCAAGGCACCGCTTTTACTGGGTTGACAGGCACTTTCGTGTTTGGATGCACGGTTTTTAGCAACATTAAGTTCACCGTTAACTTCGGCCAGCGCCCCTTCGTTTACACCGCCCCCAGCGGCTTCAAAGCCCTCTGCACCGCTACCCTCCCCGCGCCCACCATCGTCAAGCCCAGAACGGTGATGGATGTGGTGACTTATACGGGCACCGGCTCCACGCTGACACCCACCAGTTCGCTCGGTTTCAGCCCAGATCTGGTCTGGATCAAGTCACGCTCTGCCGCCACCGACAACACGCTGTATGACGTAGTGCGTGGCGCACAGTCACGGCTTGAATCCAACAACACGGATGCCGAAGTTACCAGCGACAACGGACTGACAGCGTTCAACTCCGCAGGCTTCACACTCGGCACCCTGGCGCAGGTCAACACCAACGCCGCCACCTACGCCGCCTGGACCTGGGACGCTGGCAGCTCCACCGTCACCAACACCGCAGGCACCATCACGTCCAGTGTCAGGGCTAACGCCTCCGCAGGCTGCTCTGTGGTCGGCTACACCGGAACGGGTGCCAATGCCACTGTGGGACATGGACTTGGTGTTGCACCGAGTTTAATTATCGTCAAGTGTCGAAGCGCCGCAAATGATTGGGCTGTGTATCACGCAGCTAATACCAGTGATCCAAAGACTGACTACTTACTGCTCAACTCCACGGCAGCCACGGCGGATGACAACACTTACTGGAATGACACTGCGCCGACTAGTACTGTGTTTAGTATCGGCACCAACGCTGATGTAAATACAAGCACTGCTACCTACATCGCCTACTGCTTCGCCCCAGTCGCGGGCTACAGCGCCTTCGGCAGCCACACCGGCAACGGCAGCGCGGATGGCAGCTTCGTGTACACCGGAATGCGTAGCCGCTGGATCATGATCAAGCGCACGGACACCACAAGCAACTGGACAATTATTGATACCGCACGAGAGGGCTACAACGTCGATAACGACCCCCTTTATCCCAACCTTACCAATGCAGAAGGCACCACAGATCTGGCGGACATCCTCAGCAATGGCTTCAAACTGCGCAGCACCGACGCATCAGTGAACGCATCAAGTGGCACCTATGTATATGCGGCCTTCAGTGAGGCTGCCTTCCAGTATTCCCGAGCCCGCTAACTTTGCTTGTCAGTGAACAAAATTAAGTTAAAATGAAAGAATCAAATCATAAAAAATATGTTTGTTCTTGACGGAAAACCTCTATCGCCAGATGTGGCGTTTACTCACGCTAATATTCAGTACCCTGCAAATTGGTTGCGTCTTTCCACACCGGAAGGACGCAGCGCAATTGGCATTACTGAAGTACCTGATCCCACTCCTTACGACCAGCGCTTTTATTGGGGATATGACCAAGATGGTCATTTAATCCCCAAAGACCACACCCAGCTTGTAGAGCAATGGACGCAGCAGACACGCCACACAGCAAACACTCTCCTGGTGCCAACTGACTGGATGATAACTCGCGAAGCAGATAATGGTGTTCAAGTCTCCCCGGAAATTAAAGCGGAGCGTGAGGACATCCGTGGAAAATGTGCAACAAAGCTTTCTGCTATAACGGCCACCAACACAACCGATGAATTAGCAGCTTATATAACTAGCTCGGATTATTCAAATTGGAGTGATCCAGTTTCTCTCAACGACACAATTGCTATCCCAGACGATGCTGTTGCAAGTGGCGATGCTGTCTAATCACAGTAAAAATAAAGCAATGATTTAATTATGAGCAAAGTACTTTGGGGTATTCGAAACCTAGACAGGAAGCTCCCCGACAGCAGTGCCTATCCAGGAGGGGAAGTTACGTCAATACACTGGATTGCTTATCAAGAAGAAGGTAAGCACTCAATTAGTACAACAGGTGTAGTAAATCTTGCTCCAGCCAAAGAAGAAAACTGGATACCTTACTTAAATATTGACAAAGAAACTGCAACCGGTTGGTGTCGAGATGCTATTGGAGCAGATGAAGTAAAAGCAATTGAGGCTGACGTTTTAGCGCGAATGCAAGAACTTCTCTATCCGACGCACGCGTTAGGTTTACCCTGGAACGTACCAGATCCATTGCCCCCATTACCGTATAGCATTGGCTATGTAAAGCCAAAATAAGTTCATTGACCTGATCTAGAGTTATTTTTATTAGCTCTAGGTCGATGTCTATAGAACTCACAGATGCTGCCAGGTTTTTTAAAGAAGAACAACATCAAATTGAAGCCTGGCAGTGGCTCCAAGGAACTCTTACACAAGAGACCCTGGAAATTTTTGCATCTAAATATCGCACCAAGCCCAAACCTGCTGTCGTCAATAACAATGGTTGGGATGGTGTTTATACCGCAGCAAAACAAGCAGGCGCCAAATTTCCTGAATGCGTTTGCGCCCAATGGGCACTTGAATCAGGATGGGGAAAACACACTTCAGGTAAGAATAATTACTTTGGCCTGAAAGGATCTGGTTCCACAGTTAGTACTCAAGAATTTATCAACGGTCAATGGATCACAATTAAGGCTGGTTTCCTTGATTTTCCAGATTTAACAACATGTGTCGCATATCTTGTTGAACGTTGGTATAAAGACTTTGGCCGTTTCAAAGGTGTTAATCGTGCTCAGTCACGTAATGAATGTTGTGAACTCCTGGTAAAAGAAGGGTATGCAACTGATCCTGAATACAGCAATAAATTAATTCAGATTCTTGACCGTCAATTACAAAACAGCGGAGCAAAACAAGATCCCATCAACGCTCAGAGCAATAATTTTAATCCCTGGAGCCCCTTTAGTTATAAAATTACACCTAATATTACCTACGGCGAGTTAACACTTAACCAAGAAAAACGCCGTTTTACCAAGCAATTTCAATGCGATACAGCAAAAGAACTTTGTTTGTTCTTGGAAAAAGTTCGCAAACAATTTGGAAATAAACCTTTAATTATCACCAGTGCTTCTCGACCAGAGCCCATCAATACACAAGTAGGCGGCGCTAAAAATAGTGAGCATACTTACGATGCTCCGTCAAAAGGAGCCATTGATTTTTACATAGAAGGCGATGGGATCTATGCTGTGCAAGAATGGTGCGATAGAAATTGGGCTTTTTCATTAGGCTATGGAGCTCCAAAAGGATTCGTCCACCTTGGAATCCGACCAGGAAAACCTCGCGTGCGGTGGGACTACTAGGCACAAACGCTTACCGCCATACGAAGAAATTCACAAACGCTTTGAGCTTTGTGAAAAATCCCCAAGTGGACTTATTTACAAAGAAGCAATTCCATGTAGAAAGATTAAACCGGGAGACACTGCCGGAACAAAAAATAAAGACGGTTATTGGCACGTTATTTTTAAAGGTGTAGTATACAAGGCGCATCGTTTAGTCTATTTGCTTCAGACAAAACAAGATCCTTTAGACAAGGAAGTTGATCATTTGAGCGGACTTGACTTTCCACTCGAGTTACGCTTAACAACTGCATCAGAAAATAGCAGAAACAAAATAAAGAAGAAAAGTTCGTCAAGTAAATATAAGGGAGTGAGTTGGTCCCGGGGGGCATCCAAGTGGGTGGCACAGATTAAAATCCACGGAAAAAATTATTACCTTGGGTACTTTCTGGAAGAAATAGATGCTGCAAAAGCTTACAACAAAGCAGCACTAGAATTACATGGAACCTTTGCAAGAATCAATGAGCTATGAAAAAAAATAAAGAAAAAGAAGTGCGAATAAATCTTTGCTGGCAAATTGGTGACGAAAAAAAATGCGTGACCCTACCAAGAGATCACGCATATGAAACCAGAGACTGGGTAGAGGAGCAAGGAGGTGTTGTCTTTTGGAGTCAGGTGTTACCTGATTGATCAACGCTCTTTAGCACGTCCAATAACCAAAGCGGCAATCTCAATTAGTTTGTAAAGTTTGCCTACGATTTTGTCATCAGATGGCGTTTTAGTTAACGCACAAATAGCAGAAGCTGCAGCATGTATTGCCAAAGCAGCCTCTAGGTACTGGTTGAGATGTTCCATAACTGGTTTTCTTTTATTCTATGGTCACCTATCAAACATGTAATTAAAATCTTCTTGCATATTGAAAAAATCTGCCCAGTCTTTTGCCGTGGCATCAGTAATATTAGGAGATTTTGTCTTGTCTTCTTTTTCTTTATTGTTGTTTTCCTTTTGATTAGACATCATAAATACGGCAACAGCTTGCATAAGGGTATTCTTCACAGTAACAAGAAAATTTTTGTTTTGTAGTAGACTTCTTTTTAAACAAAGAAAAGAAATTCCTTAGAAAATTCATGGTCTGTTAGCAAGAGGAACAAAAATAGACGGAAAACGATCAGTATCTTGATGTTGATTTTGCCATGCGGTTTGCCATTCAGTCAGAGAGTGATCATGAACAGTATTGAAATACTCCTCGCTTCCAATATCACATGCTATTGCCAATTCTTCAGGTAAGTCTTGTTGACCTACTGCAACAACAGCGGTGCTGCTGACAGTAACTACACCAGCGGCACCAATAACAAAAGGAGTACTGGTTACAACATAAACAGAGGGTGGTACGGTGACACTAGTAAGTACGGGACTGGTAAGCGCAGACGAAGATTGGGATGTTTCTTGTAAGACAAGACTACCATCATTATCTTCTAACTCAAATAAAACTTCAGTTGGTGGGAACTCAATAACCAGGCCAATTTCATAATTAAGAGGTTCGTTTCTTGTTGAAGAAACACAAATAAGATAAAAGCCTTTTTCTAAGGGATAGTATCGTTGATCTCCTTGATCTAAGCGAAATTGAACAAATTGATTGTAAAGGCGTGATTGAGCTCCCATTACCGTATCGAGGTATGGAAAATAAACCTCACCATTGTTTGTAGTGCCAGAAGAAATAGAATCTTCTTCAAAAATAGAACGTCCTTCAATGGGGATTTTATTGAGATCGTAACAAGATACTTGAATATACTGAGGGCGCGGAGGTCCTTTTACTGCAATAATCCAAGCGGGTGAATTAAGTTCAACTTTGAACCAATGATTGTAAGTACCTGCGCCATAGCCACCATTTGAATTTTGAGAAGTATCTGCGCGACCAACAACTTTATACTGAGGCCCCAAAGAACCTTTTAAATAGCGTAAAGAAGTAAAACTAAAAGTTCCTAGGTTAGAAGGATTATTCTGGGTCCTTTTTACTTGATCAACCGAGTTACGCGCCATCTCCTACTACATAACACATTTGTTCTTCATCATAATCGAGGTTGTTTTTTAGTAAATGAGGATGCTGTATCGTTGCTTTGAACTGACTTTGAACGATGGGATTAAACGGTAGATCAACAGAAGAATTAAAGGAATGCATCAGTTTTTTAGGATCAAAATCAATAACAAACGGCGTTGGTACCGCTGGTGGATGCAAACGATTCCAAGAAGAAAATAAATGTAGTGGATTAACACACTTTGGGTTGCGGCAAGCACGAGTAACAAATCCACTGCCTATATCCCCCCAGGTACATTGGTAAATTAATTTATGCGGCGTAACATTTGCGGTAACGGTATCCGAATAGTACGAACGATAAGAAGGCATTTTTATGCGTTTGTTTATTGATAAGCGAATCTCCCAGCAATCCTGGAACTCACCAACACAAACTTTTGACCAAAGCTTGGAATATCGATTTCTATATTTTGGTTCCAAATAGTTGAGGTCAAACCCACAAATATTGCTATTTATTTTCTGTACGCAGTGATAACACCAATGTTTCGACTGATCTCGAATTGTATGACCATGTACACAAACGTAGCCACGATAGTAACCATGCTTGGCAAGTTCTTCTTTTGACAAGTCTTCAATATTCGCAACAAAACGGAATTCAGTTGGTGAATTCAAAGAAGGTAACAGTTGCTTTTGATTTTTGTTTTGTCGTTTTATAAAAGTGTTTTTAAGCTGAGAAGGGCCGTTACCTGTGGGAATGCGTTGTTTTAGTACCAATTCTTTTCTGTTGTCCCTGGGCATTTCGTTTGGATTTTTGTGAATGACATCCGCCGTCCCCGGATCTTCACCAGTACGCAAGTAGTACACCAAACGATGCGCGACGTAAGGAATGCGGTACAGGAAAACGGTGTAGTAACCGGTGCGCGGGTTGTAATTCCCCGCTGGCTCCCCGGCAGCATGCCGTGTTGACGATTGCTTCCACACCAAACCACTGGGAGTGAGGTCAGATAGTTCCAGGAGGGACTGCAGCTCCCATAGAAGCGGAAGCTGACGGTACTCACGCGCCATGTCGAGAGGTAATCACGGAACTACTGTACCAGGGATGGAGGCTAATTGGTACAAAATTGTCACGTATTCACTAAAAGTCCCGTGTTTTGGGGCCTGACAAATAGAGAATACCCCTATTTTTATCTTATATAAAGCGTTAAGTTACACTTTTGCGTGAATACATTTCCCCCTCACCTTTGTCTTATGCATCTCAAGTGAGACACAAACTTGCCAGTGCTCACTCATCTATTCACTCAAAAGTGTAACTTAGCGTATTATTAGGGATCAAATGGGGGGTATTCTCTATTTGTCCTGCAGGACTTTTAGTGAATAGATTCCCCGAATACGCGAAAACCCCTGCGGTGACAGGGGTCTGGAGAAAGGTACACTTTTCAGGACTTTTGGTGAATACCTGTTTTTTACCTAAAAACTGTACCCAAACCACCGGACTTTTGGTGAATACCCCAAAAAATCAGGCAAAACTGTACCC